GACAAAAAGTGAATCTCAAAACAAAAAAGGTAAAGGAGGAAGAAAGCCTAAGTTTGATTACGCAAGCGAGGAATTTCTTTCTCTCGTAGAGTCGTATGCCAAAAAGGGATTCACTGACGGAGAAATAGCTCATGCCATTGGAATTGAACCGGAAACTTTTTGTAGGAAGAAAAAAGAGTTCAGTCAATTAAGTCAAACCCTCTCACGCGCGCGTTGTGTAATAAACTCTCTTGTCCGGGCAAAGTTCCTTGCCATGGCTCTTGGTGGTATCAAAACGAAGAATACTACTATTCGAAAGCTGCGGGATAAGGACGGTAAACTGACAGGTGAGGAAGAAGTTCAAACTGTAGAAGGCGAATTGGCTCCCAATTTGAGTGCTCAAATGACATGGTTGTACCATTACGATGAAGACTGGAGGAGGATTGAACGTAAACAGGATGAAGATGCTGATATTCCTACCGACATAAACCACGGTATTAGTATTGATTCCTGGATTAAAGACAAGCTGAAATGATAGTACCTCAAGAAATTTACCATCCATTATACACTGATACGGATAAATTCATTATTCTTATCACCGGTGGTCGTGGCTCCGGCAAATCCTTTAATGCTTCCACCTTCATCGAACGGTTGACCTTTGAAATGACTCCGGTAGAAAAGATAGTGCATCAGATTCTCTACACCCGCTACACGATGGTTTCCGCTGGTATGTCTATCATCCCGGAAATGATGGAGAAGATAGAACTAGACGGAACAACTAAGTATTTCAAGACTACCAAGACGGATATAGTCAATAAAATGACTAATAGCCGTATCATGTTTCGAGGCATCAAGACTTCTTCCGGTAATCAGACGGCAAAACTAAAATCTATTCAGGGGATTACTACTTTCGTCTGTGATGAAGCGGAAGAGTGGACGAATGAGGAAGAATTTGATAAGATAATGCTCTCCATCCGTAAAAAGGGGATTCAGAACCGGATCATCATAATGAACCCCTGCGACTCTAATCACTTCATTTATAAAAAGTACATCGAGAATACTCACAAGCTCGTAGAGATTGACGGTGTGCAAGTTCAGGTTTCTACCCATCCGAATGTACTTCATATTCACACTACCTACTTTGACAACTTAGAGAACCTTTCTCCTGAGTTCCTTCGGGAAGTGCAGGAAATGAAAGAGAAGAATCCTGAAAAGTATGCTCACGTGGTTATCGGTCGTTGGGCTGACGTGGCAGAGGGTGCTGTATTCAAGAAGTGGGGTATTATTGACGAATTCCCGCAGGAATGCAAAAAAGTCGGTTTAGGTCTTGACTTTGGTTTCACCAATGATCCAACGGCAGCAATCCGGTGTGGAGTTATTGATAATCGCCTATATCTTGATGAAGTAGACTATCGAACTGGACTGCTGTCATCCGACATTGTTAAATCTATACGTCCTTGGGGATTAAAAACTATAGCTGATAGTGCGGACCCAAGAACCATTCAAGAGATTCATAACGGAGGTGTGAGGATATATGCTGTAAGTAAATACCCCGGTTCTGTTGTAGCGGGTATAGATAAGATGAAGGAGTATGAAATATACATAACCAAACGTTCGTATAACTTACAAAGAGAAATATGTATGGGCAAAGGATAAAGACGGAAACTATATCAACGAGCCGGAAGACCATGATAATCACGGAATAGATGCCGCTCGTTACTGGGTTTTGGGTGAGCTTCTTGGTAAGATAATAAAGTCACAAAAAGTTTCAAAAGAAGAATTAGGAATTTGGTAAATTTACAGATTATGAATTATATACAGGAATTATTAACACTATTCAGGAATAAGGCCCTTAACTCAATGGGTGTTGAGAGAGACATATTCCAACTTATAAAGGATGGTGATATTAGTACAGCCATCGCTCTGATGCAGAATAGGGAGGATGAAGTGGATATCGCTTTAAGTGAGTACAAGCCGGAACTTCACAAGGTTATGAAGCGTCCTAATAAGTTCAGAAAGAACAAAGACCCGTATATCAGCGAGAAGCTTCCCCGGAACAGGCAGCAATTCATCAATGAAGTAGAATTATTCTTTCTTCTTGGTAAACCGATTAAGTGGGAAAAGAAAAACGGCAATGATGATGTTTATCAGATGTTTCTTGACTTCATTGATAAAACGAGGTTTAATGTCACCATGCGCAAAGTAAAGAGGCTTGCCGGAGCGGAAACAGAGAGTGCAAAGCTTTATCATCTATACAGGAACGAAAGTAACCAGGCAGAAGTCAAGGTGGTTGTGCTGGCCCGCTCCACAGGGTATAAACTAAGACCTTTGTTTGACCAGTTTGGCACATTGGTTGCCTTTGCTTTCGGGTATTCCGTTAAATCATCAGGTAAGTCCGTGCAACATTGGGATATTCAAACTAAAGACTTTTATTTCAACTGTAAAAAGGGAACAGTGGGATGGGAAGTGGAGACTTACCAGAACCCTACTGGAAAGATAAACATTATATTCTATCAGCAGGAAAAGGCTTGGATGGGTGTGCAACATCGGGCAGAAAGAGAGGAAATGCTTGATTCTAAAACCGGAGATATCAATAACTATTTCTCTGATCCTATGGCAGCAGCTACAGCAGATGTTATCGAAAACTTAAAAGATCCGGATGCAATAGGTACATTGATTCAGTACTATGGGAAAGATTCTAAGTTTGAATACATAGACCCTCCTCTTTCTTCTGAAACACGTGAAGCCGAGAAGAAAGATTTGAAATCATCTATCCTCGAAGACTCCCTTACCCCTGATATGTCTTTTGAAGGAATGAAAGGTATGGGTACTCTTTCGGGAGAAGCCATAAAGAGGGCTTTGATTATCGGCTATATCAAGCGGTTGAAGAATCTTGAGATATATGACATCTTGGTTGACCGAGAAGTAAAGGTTATTATATCAGTATTGAAATTCCTTCATCCAGATAAAGCGAAGCTCCTTGACGAGTTGGTTGTCTCGTTTGAGTTTCAAGAACCATTTGAAGAAGACAGACAAACTCGGTGGTCATCTATTGGTAGTGCTTATTCAAATGGAATAATATCATTGAATACCGCTGTTAGGCTCTTGGGTATAACTGATAAGCCAGATGAAGAGGTAGAAAAGATTCTAAGAGAAGCGGCAGAAAAGAAAAAAATCAGTGAAAAAGAACATCAGCCGACATCTTAGTCATAAAAATTACGAGGGTTATAATTTTCTAATAGGATAAATAGAACATTTTATCATGGGAAAGAAGAAAGGTTCAAAGAAAAAAGGTAAAGGCTGTTAGCCCTTCTTTTGGATAGCGGTGATTCGATAGAGTTGCCGTTATTTTTTGTTTATTGGCTAAAATTCATCTCGCAAAAGTTGCTCAACTGATAAACTTTTACTATCTTTGCTACATGAACAGAAAGATAATAGCATACGAAAACTACTATAAAGATTTTTTTGACACCTTGAACAAAGGTGCGCAAGAAAAGGTATTATACGGTTTACTCATGTTAAAGACCGTAGACAGGCTATCTGCTAAATATGTGAAGTCTATTAAAGACGGCCTGTTTGAGTTAAGAATTGAGTGGCAAAGTAATATTTATCGGATTTTCTTCTGTTTTGATGAAGGACAGATTGTGATTTTATTCAATGGCTTTCAGAAGAAAACACAGAAAACGCCCGATAAAGAAATAGATAAAGCATTAAAATTAAAGAAAGAATATTATGAGCGAAAAAGAACTAAAGATGTTTGATGTCGATGCGCAATTAGATGCCGCATTCGGCAAAGAAGGAACCCCGGAGCGTAAAGCTGCTGAGGATAGAGCTAATGCTTTCTTTACAGGTCAACTAATTGAGGAAGCCAGAAAGAAAGCTAATATGACACAGGCGGAACTTGCTGCAAAGATCGGAACTAATAAGTCTTATATTTCCCGTGTTGAAACAGGAAGAACGGAACCAAAAGTTTCTACTTTTTATCGTATCGCTTCCGCATTGGGATTGACAGTTGAGTTAACTCCAGCTATGTGATGGCTAAGATAGAAAATGAGGTAGAACATGATGCAATCTGTCAAAGAATAGAAGAACTTCTTCCTTTGACAGATGATGAAACTCCATTGACTGATCCGAGATTGATAGAGTTAAGGATTCTATCTGAGTTGGTTATTGAGTATGAAGAGGAACATTATTCGATTTAAAAAAACTGAAATCAACAAATAAGAAAAGTAACTGAAATTTATATTTACGATAAAATTACTATGGAAAAGAAATATCAAGTGTTTGTTAGCTCAACATACGAGGATTTACAGGAAGAACGTAAAAAGGTGATGGAGGCTCTTCTACAAATGAATTGTTTTCCTGTCGGAATGGAATATTTCAACGCTTCCGATTCTTCGCAATGGGAAGTTATAAAAAGCCTCATTCGGGAATGTGATTACTATGTTTTGATAGTGGCGGGACGTTATGGTTCAATTGAAGAAGAATCAGGGAAAAGTTATACGCAGAAAGAGTTTGAATATGCAATAGAACAAGGAATTCCTGTTGTTTCATTTGTACACAAAGATCCCAGAAGCCTTCCTCAGAGGTATGTTGAAATAGATGCGAAGGTAAATGGACTATTCGATGCTTTTAAAACAGATGTAAAGAAAAGACTTTGTAAATTTTGGGATAATGCTGATGGACTGGCAGCTCAAGTTGTTTTAAGTTTAACCTCTCTAATGAAAACTGCCCCTCGTACAGGGTGGGTAAAAGCAAATAAAGAAATTCTTGATTTAAGAAAAGAGAACCAAAAATTGAAAGAAAAGTTGATTAAAACTGAATCAGACGAACTCAAATCAAAAAAAAAGTTACAACAGGGAGAAGATAAACTAAATATAACATATTGTATTTATATACCAAGTGGTGATAATTGGTTAGAAGATAAGATATTAGAAACTACTTGGAATTCTTTATTTAAATTCATTTTACCTAAT